GGCCCGCTCCACCATCGGCGCCTACCTGCTGGACGGCAACGAAACGCTGACCAACCTCAACCGCTCCGCCGCCGGCATCGCCGACATCCTCACCTCCCTGAAGAGCGAAATCACCGGCGCCAGTGGCCTCCCGCACACCCTGCTGTGGGGCGAAAGCCCCTCGGGCCTGGGGGCTGACGGCCGCAGCGAACAGGCCGCCTTCGGGAACGAGGTGGCCGATCTGCAGGCGGAAACGCTCATGGATCCCCTCCGGCGGATCTACGAGCTCGCCATGGCCTGCTCTGACGGGCCTTGGGAAGGGAAGGCGCCGCCGGCCGACTGGGAGATCACCTTCCGCCCCACCTACACCCCCACGGAGGACGAACAGGCCGACTTGCGGCAGAAGGTGGCCACGGCCGACAGCCAGTACATCACGAACCAGGTGCTGCAGCCCAACGAGGTGGCGCTGGCGCGGTTCGGCAAGCCGCGCTTCAGCCTCGATACCACCCTGCTGAACCGCAATCCGGATGGGTCGATCCCCGCGCCGAAGGACACCCCACCGGTGGACTTCGGCGGCTCCCTTGAGGACGATCCGGCGGCCGCGGGCTCAGAGGCCGCGGCGGCCGACCAGCCTCCCCCCAGCGAGCCCTCGTTCTCCGGTGCCGAACCCGCGCCAACGCCCCCCCGCAACGATGCGGAGGAGGAGCCGTGCTGCAGCGACTGCGAAGCCCGCGCTCAGGAGCTGGCCCAGCAGATCACGGAGCACCGGGGGCGCCGGAAGCGCCGCCGCGATGAGGTGCCCCGCAACGATGCCGCCGGCCAGGTGCATCAGATCCTGGGGGTGACCGTGCGGATGGATGGGCCGGGCATCGGCCGCCTGCAGGGCCCCTATGGGCAGACCCTGCCCTACCCCGTGGCGGTGGGCCCGGATCTCAGCGGCATGTGGGAGGTGTTCGAGCCGGCCAGCGGCGCCTACCTGCTGGCCCTGGGCCACCAACACCAGCGGGGCCTTCGGGATGCCATCGGCGCCGCCGCCACCATCCGCCGAATCGATGGCATCGACCTGGTGGCCATGGGCGCAGTCTGCGATTCCTACCTTGCTGGAGAGGCCTGATGCCCTATCTCCACACCGAGGTTTCAGTGAGATGAGCCAGATGATCACCCTGCAGAAGCGAATCGACGCCCTCAGGCGGAAATGCCAGACGGGCTACGGCTGCGGCTCGACCTGCATCAGCCTTCGGAAGGAGTGCCGCACCACCCCCCGCAGCGCCATGGGGAAGGAGAGGCTGACGCGCCTGCTGGCCCTCGCCGCCGGCGGCGCCTCCTCCCAGCGCGGGATCGCGCCGGTGAAGGCCAAGGAGGCAGGGGCGATCGCCGCGGGCATCACCACCCGGCGAAGCGAGAAGGCAACCCAGCTGCAGGGGGCCCGCCAGCAGGCAGCGGCCGAGAAGGCCCGGGCGGCAGAGGCCGCGCCCTCCTCCAGCGCCAGTTCCAGCAGCACGGCGCCGCCCGGCACGCCCCGGGGAGAGGCAGACCGGGCGGCCAAGCAATTCGACCCCGACTACGAATTCGCCCGGCCGTCAGCTGTGGGCAACGTCGGCGAGGACCTGAAAGGCTCCGCCCGCCACATCCGCAATCAGTGGCGCTCCTTGGCAGAAGCGGAAGCCGATGGCTCGGCCGCGGCCCTGGTCACCAGGGACAAGCTGCTGAAGGCCGAGTCCATCGATTTGACGGAAGGGCTCACCAACGTCAACTACCTCACCCGGCTCGCTGGCCATCTGGCGCTCAAATCGTTTCCGGCGCAGCCCTACACCGAGAAGGCTTTCACGCACTACAACCTCGCCCAGATCACGGGCAAGAAAACCCCGGCGGAGATGCGCAAGCTCTACTACGACCATCTTCAGGATGTGAAGGGGATCATCGACAGGCACCGGGATGATGCTGACCCCCGCGACATGCTCGCGGAGATCTCCAGGGCCACCGTCGACCGGATCGGTGCCATCAGGGGCAATCGAGCCGAGGCCACATCCGACCGCTACAACCCACTGGCCAACTCGCTGGTGGACCTCAGCAAGAAGGCAAGCCAGGGCAGCTACGCCAAATCGTCCATCGCTGGGCAGATCAACACCCTGGGGGTTCGCCTGAGGCGTGCCAATGACGGGAAGAACATCACTGAGCTGGCCGATGTGATGCGCAACGCCACGGAGGAGATCCTGGGCGGCGCTTCCATCGACAAGGTCACCGGAGTGCAGCGGGGCGGGGTGACTTTCAATCCCGCCGATCTCTACGTGAAGAAGGCTATCCGCACCGGCGGCCGGGCTTTGGGAGTCGACGACAGCCCAGCTGGCTCCACCACGGTGCTGACTAGCCGGATGGGGATGCGGGGCCTGCAGTTTGGCAACAGCGTCACCGATGATGAGCGCGCCCACCACCTGCGCAAGACCGCCGAGGCCCTGGTGGACCTGGCGGACGTGACCGGTCTCCCCGATCGGGCCATCTCCCTCGACGGCCAGCTGGGCCTGGCCTTTGGTGCCAGGGGCAAGGGACGGGCCGCGGCGCACTACGAACCCGGCACGAAAGTGATCAACATCACCCGAAAGAACGGCGTAGGCACCCTCGCTCACGAATGGGGACACGCCCTCGATGACTACATCGGGGCGCGATCTCCGAGGGGCCAATCTTTCGCGAAGACCGGCGACATCTACCTGAGCGAGCAAACCAGCGAGCTCTACTTTGACCGCAGCGGCCGGGGCACAAAAAGCCAGGCAGACGATCCAGTCTGGAAAGCCATGGATGGGGTCCGCAAGGCCATCAAGGACACCGACTATCCCCAGACCCTCAGGGAAGGGCTGCGAGGATACGGCATCACCCCACAGTCAAGTAAAGGCCAATGGAACTATTGGACATCAGGTCGCGAGGTCTTCGCCAGGACCTTTGAGCGGTACGTGCAGCACAAGCTGAGGAGCAAGGAGCAGGAGAACACCTATCTCTCGGGCCTGGGCGGTGAAAGTCCCCTGTGGCCTACCAAGGAGCAGATCGCGAAGATGGCGCCCGCCTTCGATGAGCTGATGAGTGCGGTGGGCGCCAACACCTTCGGCGGCATGAAGCGCCGCACGGATAGCCGTGAGGAGCGGATCCAGCGGCTGATTCGCGAGGCGATGGCACTCCATCGTGATCCCTACCCTATGAAGAACAGCGTCAAGGCCTTGCTGGATTCCGCCTTGCAAACCCACATTGATGCTCTGCGCGCCCTTTGTGGCGCCTAACAAATGGCTGATCGGTCGATCGAGCTGATCGAGGAGCTGGATCAGCAGCTGCGGGGGCTGGAGGATCAGCAGCTGCGCAAGCTGCGCGGGATCTTCGATGAGGCCCTGCGCCGGACCATCCGCAGCCTCACCGATCGGCTGGAGCGGATCGCAGAGCAGCCGGAGTACGACCCGGCCACCACCCCCGGCGCATTCCTCGGCAGCACCCCCGGGGGCCCGGAGCCGATCACCCCACTGCAGAAAAACCAGGCCAGCCTCTACCTGCAGGGTCAGCTGGCTCAGGATCTGCAGGTGATCGTCAACCGGTTTCCAGCCGATCGAGCAGCCAATGCCGCCCTGAACCGCGAGCTGTCCGATCTCTACAACCGCGCCCAGGATCTGGGGACCGAGTATGCCATCGAGCTGTCGCGAGAGATGCTGCCCCCGGCCGCCGTGCTCTCCGGCCGCCACCCGGCCCTGCAGGATCCCCAGCTGCCGCCAGCGGCCCCGCCGGCCCCCACCGATGCGCCGCCGCCAGGCAGCCCGTACCAGGAGGGGCAGAGCTTCACCAGGCTGCTCAACCTGGGCGCCACCATCGCGGCCTCCGAGCGGGACTTCAAGACCCTCAGCGCCAACTACCGCCGCCAGCGCAACGCTGCCACCTCCGAGCGTGTCCGGGCCTCCAAGGACTACTTCTTCCGGTGGTGGCGCGACTGGGGCGACACCGTGCAGTTCGAGACCGCCGCCCAGCTGGCCACCGGCGTGGACAGCCGCAAGCTGGCGCGCACCCTCAAGCAGCGCCTGCCCCACATCAACGACGCCTTCCGCAACCGGGCCGAGACCGTCGCACGCACCGAGACCCACATCGCCGCGGGCGAGGCCCGAGAGCGCACCTTCCGCCGCGTCGGCGCCGGCTTCGTGCGGTTCGTGCCCACCGCTGACGATCAGGTCTGCGAGTTCTGCGCGCCCCGGATGGGCTCCCTCTACTACGCCGGCAGCGTGAAGACCCCGATCCATCCGAACTGCCGCTGCGCCCTCTCGCCGATCACCCTGGAGGCGCTGGTGATCCAGAACCAGCTGGCCAGCAGCCGTGAGGAGCGTTGGGAGGCGCAGCAGCAGGCCCTGGCCGCGGCGACCCGCGAGAAGTTCGAGCAGGCCAACGGCATCAGGCCCTACCGGCCGATCGGCGGCACCGGCGAGCCCCGGGGGCCCCAGGACTATCCGCTGATGGAGCGCACCGCCCTGCCGGCCACCACCCCCAGGCCCAACCAGGCCAACAACCCGGCGAACGGCGGCGCCAGGCCCTGGCCATCGGGGGACCCGGTGTGGACGCCCTCCAGGGGCTGGATCAACGCCGCCGCGCGCGAGGCCTACGAGGCCATGGTCATCGAGGTGGCAGGGCTGGAGGGGTGATCAGTTGGTCCAGTACGGATGCGGTCTGCAGGTCAGCTGCGACGATCCATTCAGAGACTATTGAAAGATCCGGCTGGTTTGCCATGGCGCTGTGTGTGGCTGGGTGAGGTGGGGGAGCTAGAGGGGCTGGAGGGGCGCTCAGCCCATGCGGCTGCTGCGGCTGGGCCAAGTGGCGAGAGGGGTAGTCATGGCTGGCAATGGGGGGGAGCGTGCAAGAGGGGATGGGGAAGGATCGGCCGTCGTGGGTCTGGGATGCTGCTCAGGCCTTCAGCACCCGCTGCAGGGAGGTTTGGGAGACCCCGCAGAGGTGGGCGGCAAGCCGCTGGCTCTTGCCCTGCCGCACCATCCGGACTGCCCTGGCCATCGGGTCGCTGATGTGGATGATTCCGGTGCGGGACGGGGCAAGCAACGTTGGCGGGGGTGGTGACCGGAGCGGCATTTGGGGCCGGCAAAAGTTCGGCGCCGTTAGTGGTAGCAACGGGTTTCGGCACCACGGGGGTGGTGACCATTTCGCTGGCGCCAACAAAATGGTCTGGGGCGCCGTTGCTGCCGCCGGGCAGCCCCAGGCGAGCGAGAAGCTGAAGCTGGCACTGCTGAAGCCAGGCCAGCAGCTGATGCCAGCGCATGCCGGCCAGCAAGCCCAGCGTGTACGCCAGCGCCGCCACCGCACCCACGCGGATGGCGGCAGCTTCCAGCGCGGGGCCCCAGTCGGAGGCAAGGGCCCTGGTTAGGGCTTTCAGCTCAAGAGTGATCGTGATGCTCATCGGTTTGCTGTGGTGACCCACCGAGAGCGACGCGGGCTCAATCGATGGGTTGGAAATGGTGGTGCTCCCTGACTGCTGGGAGCGGTTCGGCCCGGTTTCACGCCTATGGCCGGCTGGCGATCGGGTTGTCTCTCCCGATGATCAAAACCTACAGGCCCCTCCCTGATCCGTCAAGCGCTATCTACGCCCTATC